AAACAGTAGGAAGAGTAAAAGCCATTTCTTCATTCTTCCTTTTTCTTAGGTGCCATAGGACAATTTACTGGTCCTTTATCCTTATTAGAATTACCTGTAGACAAGCCAAAAGTGGCCAATGCACCAGTAAACACCGATGCCACGAACGTGATATCTGAGTTACCAGCTTTCTTTATCATAGGCAGTTCTATGTAATTCATTGTTATTATGAATCCACTCCAAACAACTACGCCGAGTCTGACGAATGTTCCGAGGATTTGGA